TCTTCCCACCGATCGGGAGCTCAAGGCCTTCGATCCAGAAGTCGGCGAGGTCACCGAATCCCCCGCCGCGCATCAGGAGCTCGCCGCGTTCGGGTTGCTGATCGCGGTCGGCTTGCCCTTGCCAAAGAACGTCACGACGACGGTCTCAAGCGCGGTGTGAGGGCCGCCGTCCGGGACCCACTGGACCTCGAACCAGCCGTCATACGCCTCGGGGCCGCCGAAGCGGTCGTACCACCGGAGGTGGACTTGACCATCGGCGCCAAACTCCCGGGCCGCCGCACGCACGAGCTCCTGACCGGGGTCGTAGCTCGTTTCGTCGCTCGGGTCGTGACGACGGATGATCTTGATTTCGATTTGCTGGGCGAGCGCGGTCTTGGTCTGCCCGCCCCATCCCTCATCGTCGTAGACCGAGTCATCTTCGAGGTTCGGGTTGATCGAATCCTTATACTCCGAGACGCCCTTGATTTGGACCCACGTCTCGCCCGGGTCTGCCGGGTTGCTGTCAATGTCGACTCGCCACTTGCGCGCGAGCGCCGACACGTTCGGCTCTGCCACTTGCTCTCCCCTTAATCGGTGTCGGTCGCCACGCTGTGACGGTTGATGTTGACATAGTAGTTCTCTGACCGCTCGTAGCGGCCCTGACTGTCCGGTCCGATCGGGGCCGCGCTCTGCCAACCAATCTGAGCGATGGCGAAGGATGGCTCGCTATCGAGCCACGAGAGGTCACAGTAGAACGGCCCCGCCCCGTGCCACACGTCTTTGATCCGGTCACGGATGCGCATGGCCGGAGCCGGCTCACGCCCCACGCGGATACGGCACTGCACGCCCACGAGCGAGTCCGAGAGCCCCGGCATGGCTTCGAGCGGGTAATCCGTCAGGGCCACCACGCGCTCCGGCTCAGGCTGCAACTCAACCAGGTAGAGGGCGGGGATGAGCGGGCTCGCGGGAGGGTCTGCGTACGGCTCCCCGTACCACGTGAACGACACGACGCCCGCGAGCCGGAGCATCTCCGCCATGCCGGCGAGCATGATCTCCGAGACGGTGGGTCGCTCATCCTCGGGAAGGTCGAGGATCGCCGCCTGAGCTCCGGCCGGTAGTGGCAAGTCAGGCACGCCCATCCCCTCCCCGTGCGATGCGGCGGCGTACCTGCGTCGCCACGATCGCGGCCATGCGTCGCTGGTTGCGGATGCCGGCGAGCTCAAGCCACTTCGCGTGACGCCCGGGGGCGTGGCGGTAGCTCATGTCTTCGTGCTGACGCACGGCATAGGGCGTGTCATAGTAGACCGCCCCTTCGAGCTCGGACTCATCGATGACCGCAGTCCCCGACGCTTCGAGCGTGCGCTCATCGAGCGGCACGGTCGCGTTGGCCTCGGTGAGCAAGAATTCGAGGGCCACGAGCATGCCGTCCGCGGTGGCGCCGCGCACCGCATCGAGCACCTCATCGCCCTTCCACCTGAGCCGGCTCTCGACCCCGCTCACGTGAGGATGATCTCTAGGTGGTCGGGGGTCGCGAGCCCGCCGCCGTCTCGGTCAGCGAGCTCAATGACCTCCGCAACGCGACCGCTCGGGAGGGTCACCCGGGAGCCGACCGCGAAGCTCGCCGGCCCGTGCGCGGCGTCTCGCCGGGCGTAAACCGTGGTCGAGCTCGTGGTCTCGTTACCGGTCTGCTGGCTCCGCACGCGGCGAGTCCTCGACTCAACAAAGCACTTGAACGACACCGCGGCGCCGAAGACTTGAGAGCTCCGCCCGGTCACGCCTTCGAGGGTCTCGACCGTGCATGTGTGGACGAGCGCCATCGCGGGGAGTGTGCCCATGTCAGCCCCCCGTGATCGGGGCGTGCCCGGTCAGACCCGCGAGTTGCAGGATGGTGAAGGCGGTGGGGCTGAGCTCCTGCCCGACCACCGCGGCGGAGCCCTGCCCGGTGTAGCCCCGGGTTAGGTTGACCGAACCAATCTGCACGGAGTGATAGCCGGCGTTGATGCCCTCGCTCCACCCGTTGGCTTCGGCCCATTCGGCTTGCTCAACCGTAGCCTCTTTGAGGGCGGTGACCACCGCGGCGTCCGTCTGGTCATAGATCGAGGTCAGCAGAGCTCGGTCGATCGCGCGGGAGCAACGCCGGAGGAGCGTGACCAGGTTGGCCGGACGCGAGCTCGGCGACGCGAGGTCGTAGAAGTCCTGCGTATTCGCGTACGAGCCCGGGAGCGGGGCGGACGGCTCGGGTTGCGGCTCGACCGCGCGCGTGTACGTGCGCGCGCCCGCTCCCGTGCCCGTGACCGTCCAGAGCTCATACCACTCGCCGGCCTTCGTCAGTTGGTAGCTCGTGGCCGTCCAAGTGGTTCCGCCGCCCGAGCTCGTGACCGAAGGGGTGGTCTCGATACCGTCAGGGTCAGTGACCGTGAGCACCGCGACCGTGGTGCCATCGAATGGCGTAACGGTCAGCGTGGGGCGCACGTAGTCCCCGACGTAAGCGGTCATGGCCCGTATGGTACGGCGGGGATCACGAAGGCACTAGCGTCGGGGCCGCTCCCGCCCCCGGGATGATCGAGGCGGCCCCGAGGTCGCCCGGTACCAACGTGCCGGGGTCAACGTCGGTGATGGTGGGTTGGCCGCTCAGCATGAGCACGAGCTCGGCGAGCCCGCTCGCGCGCGCGATCACGCGGGCGTCGCCGAACGCTCCGATGACCATCGCGCTTACGCCTGAGCCCTGCGAGTCCGGAAAGATGATGATGGGCGAGATGTGATAGCTCGCCGGGGAGTCAGAGTCGGGGAAGACCGCGATATCGGCCGACGTGGGGCGGAACTTGTTGGCGAGCCCGGTGAGGCCGTTCTGCGTCTGCGGATACCCGCCGTAGGGGTTGGTGATCGAAAAGAAGTGGGTCAGGAAACAGGCGGTGTACCCGTTGCCCGAGGTAACCGGGATCGGGTCATCGAAAAGGAATTGAGCGGTGGCGCCGGGGGTCGGGGTGATGAGCTTCGACTCGGTCGGGACGGCGGGGGCGGCGTCCACGAAGCCGACCGCGTAGTGGTTCACGCCGCCCGTGATCGTGTCCGGCACGCGCCACTCATTGCCCACCCACGAGCCCGCACGGTTGACGGTGAACGGCTGACCGAGGATGTAGAGCTGACTTCCGTCGACGCCGTTGCTATTGCCCGGCGCCGGATAGGTGAGCGTGACCTCGGTCATGGGTCACGCGCACGTGATGCCGAGAGCTCCGGCCTCGAATTCGAGCACGCCATCCGTGACCGTGCGCGGCGAGTCGAGGGCGGCATAGTGCCAACGGAACGGCGTGCCGGCCGAATCCCACACCTCGAAGCCGACCACCGTCGTCGGGTTGGCGATCCCCTCGAAGCGGATGAGGTCATTGTTGACCGCTTCATCCGAGCTCGTGGCGTCGGCCTCGAAGTCCTGCGGGGCGTACGAGCCGCCCGCAACCTCGGTGCCCGCCGCCGAATCCGACCCGTTCGCGGTCATGAGCCGAATCTTGAGCGGCAGGGTCGGGGCGGTGGTCGAGTTGCCCGTGAGCCAATTGAGCACGCGGCTCTCCGCGGCGTCGGTCGCGCTCATCGCTTGCTTCCCTTCGAGCTCGGGGCTTGCTTACGGGGGGCTTGCTTGACGGGCGCCTTCGAGGGCACTGACGGAGGTGCTCCGTCCGCCCGCTCAGCGTGCGCAGGCGGCGGCGGGGGCGGGAGCTCCTGCGTCGGTGTCTCCTCGGAGCTCGGCTCGTCTACGTGGCTCTCAGCCCGCTCTACGGGGCAGTCGGCGGCGTGCGGCTCGGCCTCGATCACGACACCGCACGCCGCGCACTGCACGGGGGGCGCCTCGACCGCATCCGGGATGACCCGCTCAAGGTGATAGCCGACCCCGGGCTTGCGCCGGACCGAGCGCGAGACACGGTCGCCCGTGTGGCGGTTGACGTAGAGGAACGTGGTCATCCGTCGACTCCGTACCGGGCGGCGAATTCGTCCCCGGAGAGGTGGTCAAAGACCGCCTCGGGCCGGCTCTCGAAGTCGGCGGGGTTGCGCGGTGGCCCGACCGCAAGCCCTTCGCCAGGCTGCACGATGATCGTTTGATCGGTGGTCGCGACCACGAGCGCCCCCGACTCGGCATCGATGTCGGCGGTCGCTCCGTGGCTCTCGACCCACGCCTTCATCTCCTCGGGCGATCCCGTGTGGCGCCGGGCCGCGGTGCTACTCGCGAGGTAGTCAGTCACTTCGGGGCTCCCTTCGACAGGCCGTAGTCGGCCGCGAATTCTGCAATGATCGCACGGATCGCCGCGGGATTGCGGCGGGCCGCGTTATAGCGGTCTCGGAGCGCCTTGCTCTCCGGAGTGCCCACGAAGGGGCTCAGGCGGGGAGCTCGGGGATGCCAGAGGTGCGCGAGCACGCCCGAGCCCCGCGTGGGGCGGCCGAAGAGCGCGGTCAGGGCAATCGCCCACGACTCATCTTCGTTGCCCCACGCCTCGAAGCGGGGGTCGATCGGGCACTGCACGAGTGCCTCTTTGCGCAGCATGACGAAGCCCCCGCCGACCATCCCGCGGTGCTCGTAGTCGAGCCCCACGTGATGGCTGAACGGGTCGAGCTCGCCCTGCAAGACCGCCTCGGAGCCACCGATCGAGAGCCGCCGCACCTTGGCGTGCGGCACGCCCCACCGCGCGCCCGCGGCGAGCGCCTTCCCGATCGAGTCGACGTACGCCCATTGCGGGATCACGTCAGCGTCGGAGACCGCGATGTACTCCGCATCGGCGAGCCAACGCGTCCCCTCGATCACCGCGGCCCCCTTCGACCACGGGCGCCCGTGCGTCCACTCCCCGACCGAGCCGCCCGTGAACGTGATCGCTTCGATGTGGTGGCCGGCCCAGAACTTCACCACGTGATCGAGGGCCGCGCGCCGGTAGGGGTCGGTGGGATTCGACCACGGGATGAGCACCACGAACTTACTCATCGGTAACCTCGGCTTCGGCCCGCAGAGACTCCGGCCCGACCCTCCAGCCGCGGGCGGTCTCAGGCTGCAACGGCCGGAGCATGAGCCCGCCGTCGTTCGCATACATGGCCGCGGCCGGTCCGCCCGAGCGTCGGGCCGCCTTGACGCTCTGCCGGTACCACTCCATGGTCACCCACTCAGGCCGGTAGTTGGCGGGCAGGCGGTACCACGTCGAGCCAGCACGCTTGCCGCACGACTCCGGCCCGCGGCGCCCCTGCACGACGTACGGGCACGCGAGGCCAGAAGGGGTCACGCCGGCGATGGTCACGATCACGAACGTCGCGTGCTTGAGCTCGCACAGGTACGCGTTGACCATCCCGGGTTGCTCGCCGCCCGAGCCCCCGAGACGAAGGTTGAGCTCATGCTGATTGGTCGGGAGGTCGGGATCGCGCGGCGGGGGATGGTGCGGCAGGGGCGCGCGGAAGTCGAGCCGCACACGGCGCAGACGGTTGCTCATGACCGGGCCGCCTTTGCGGTCTGGACACGCTCGATATCCGCTCGTAGCGGCTCCTCCCGGTAGCGGACCCACTCGCGCTCATCCCACGTACGGCGGTGGGTCCCGTAGACGCGATCGTACTGAGCATCGGTCGGAGCGAGGCCAGCGTGGGGGTGAAGATGCGTCACCTCGACCTGCGCACAGTAGGTGAGGGCTTGCAGCCCGACCCCGAGCGCGTACCAGTAATTGTCGGTGTAGAGGTGCTGCATCGCCCGGGGCGGGCAGATGAAGCCGAGCGCCCGGTAGAGCTCGATGCCGAACGTGACGCACGTTGGAAGCGCTTCCCCCTGGTGGCCGTCGTTCGGATACGCCATGCCCCAATCCCCCGCGTACTCATCGAGCGTGGCCAGCCATCCCGCGCGCTGCGGGAGGTGGTCGTCGCCGATGACCGTGATCGAGGTCAGGAGCGAGCCGAAGGTGCGATCGAGCCACGCCGCCCCGCGGTTGACGTTGCGGACGAAGGTCGAGGCGCCCTTGCGGTTGCTCGGCGCCATCGCCCCGTGGTCGTAGGGCAGATGCTTGACGCGACCGACCGCCGCAACGTTGTCGTACTCGCGGATGTGGAGATCATCGAAGTCGGTGCAGAGCACCACGGCCGGCCGATCATGGCGGCCGGAGAGCGCCTCGATCCGAGCCACGAGCCGCCGCGCGTTGTCCGGCCGGCCGCGGGTCGGAACGACCACGCCCATCATGCTGCAACCCCCATGATCTCGGCGATGCCGGCGAGCTCGGGATTCTCGTAGTCCTCGGGCATGTGGCATCTGTTATCCCCCTCGACCCACTCCGAGCCCTCGATCCCGCAGGGCATGCCGCCCTTGCGGAAGGCGTGCTCTTCGATGACCAGGACGCCGAGCCGCCGCCGCCACGCCCTCGCGTGACCATCGCACCATTGAGCGAATGAATGGGTCCCCTCGGGCTTGCCCGGGTAGGGCTCATCGATCAGGAGGTGGGCGGTCGCCCGGAGCCTGCACAGACCGTCCTGACAACGGTCGTGGTACTCCGGGGCGGCGTCGGTCGGGTCGTATTCGAGCCTGCGCTGACGGTCCATTGCCCTAGCCTTTCGCCTGCGCGCGGAGCGAGAGCGAGCCCTCGCCGAGATGGGTGAAGACGCCCGGGTAGAGATTGGCCACGGTGCGGAGCCCGAGCGAGTGCCCACGATCCATGAAATCGGCCTCATCCGTGCAGGGGAAGGCGGGCGTGAGCGCGTCCGTGCGCGCGAGAAACGGGTTGAACGTGAGGTGCGCCTGAGCGGTCGCGTGCGGTGGCCGGCCCGGCGCGCGGTGGTGAAGCCACGTAATCGGGGCTCGGGTCACCATATGCCGCGGGAGCACCCGCTCCGACCAGTGGCGCAGGCGTACCTGAGCGACATCGGTCGGCCGCTTCTGCGTCCCGAGGATCTCCCGGGCGTGGTCGAGCCACCCCGGGGTGGCCGAGCTCAGGCGCCAATCGTCTTCGAGGTGGAGCCAGTAGGCGGCCCCGCTCTGTCGCACCGCCCGCTCCAAGAGCGACGTAGCCCGACCGATCGGGTAGAGCGACGTGGTCTCGACCACGCTCGCCCGGAGGAGCTCAATCTGCGCGCGGGTGAGCGGGTCGGCGCCCGAGCCCCCATCGTTGTGCAGCACGATCACCTGAGCCGATTCGAGGAGCCCCGGCGCATAGGCGCGGAGTGAGTCGATCGTGTCGCTCAGAAGTGCCGGACGCCGGCCCGTGAGGATCGTGAGGGCCACGTCGGACGCATCCACGTGCATCGGAGTGCAGCCGCCGCGGCGGAGCTCAACGGCGCCATTCTTGCCGAAGGGCAGGATCGTGACCGAAAGCGAGTACGAATAGGGCTCGCTCCCGAGCCACCCCACGAGTGCCTGCCGCTCACCTGCGCGGTTGGCGTCATCGAGCCAGATAACGGCGTTCGGCCCGAGGTGGGGCCAGATGGTGGGGAGCACCGCGGCGCGCCCGCCCTTGCCCTCTGGCGGCCCGTCGATGAGTACGAAGTCGATGCCCTGCGGGAGCTCTACGCCCACGTACCATGGGCCACCGTCCGAGAGCGTGCGGCCGAGCGGCCCGCGCTGTTGCTCTACGTAGGTCTCCGTCCCATCGTTCACGAGCATGTCCCGCGTGAGCTCGGAGAAGGCTCGGTCATGGTCAAGACTCACGATCTTGACCGCCCGCCCCCGGAGCCCCTCATCCTGCGCGTACCGGGCGAGGATGAGGGTCGAGCTCCCGCCGCCGACTTCGAGGATCACCCGCGGGCGCTCGCGGTGAAGGTAGGCATCGAGCTCGGCGGCGAAGGTCGCATCGAGCGGCCACTTGTTGCCGGGCCGGCTCCATAGACCGGGCTCGCGGATGAGCTGGGCGGACGAGTACCCGCTCCCCGTGAGCTTCGGCTCGGGCTCGGCCACGAGCTCGGCGGCGGTCTCTTCTGACATGGTCATTCTCCGATCATCTCGCGGAGCCGCTTGCCGTGGTGCTCGACCTCGGTCTTAAGCTCCTGATACCTCTCAACCGAAGGGTACGCCGTAAGCACTTGGCGAATCAAGTGGCGGGCCGAGGCGTGGCCGCATGAGCCGGTAGCGGCGTCGGCGCGATACGCCTCGACCGCTTCGCACCACAGGCGCGCGAGGTCGGCGGCGGCCCGCTTGCGGTGCTGACTCCGCATGCCGGTCTCGATAGCGGTGGTCAGGGAGTCACCCCGCTTGAACCGGTCGTAGAGCTCGATCTCGGTCGTGGCCACGAAGCCCGAGATGAAGGGGAGAGCGGTCAGGAGCGTGTCGAAGCCCACGCGGAAAGCGGGATGTGGGCCGCCGATCTCGGCGAGCCACTCCCGGCGAAACAGTTGCGCCATATGGCAGTGATGGCGCAAGCGGGGCGGGTCGCCGATGCCCCGCCACCTCACCACCGCATCGTGGATCGGCTGACGGCTCCCGATGCGGTGGATCGACTGAGCTCCGTAGGCGGCGTCTGCGCCCTTGAGCGTGCGCAGGAGCACCGAGAGCCATCCCGGGCGGGCGGCGTCGTCGGAGTCGTGGACAGTGAAATACGGAGAGTCGGTGGCCTCGAAGACCACCGCATCGGCAAAGTACCGGCCCCGATTCTCGGGCAGCGTGTAGCGCACAATCCGCGGGTCTCCGAGGCGGTTGCTCGGCAGGGCGGTTCCGTCACCCACCTGCACGAGTAGCCACCGCCGCTCGGTCTGCGCCATCACGGCGTCGGTCGCACGCTGCACGAGCTCGAAGGGTGTGCGCGGCCCCACGGGCATTGAGATGGTCACGAGCGGGGTCATGACTCGGGGTCCACTTCGAGGTTACGGATGATGCCGGCGACCCACTCGGGCAGGCGATCGGCGCCCCACCACGACACGCTTCCCTCATTGCGGCCGAGCGTCCCGTCTTTCTTGAATGCCGGCCCGGAGATGCACGCGCTTGAGATCTTGCCGTTGACCCATGTCACCGAGAGCTTTTGCGGGTCGAAGATGCGCGAGCCGTACTCATGCTTGGTCGGCTCCGCCCCCGCGAGCTCGACTGTTGCGTAGCGGGTGACCGTGGTCATGTCCGCCTTGAGCCGCGCGACTACGGGGCTCAGGGGATGGCCCAAGGGGCGGCTCATGAGGTCACCCAAAGGGCGGTGAGGTCGAAGGCGTCGTCGTGGGGGTCGCGCGCGTTGCAGCGCTTCGCGTGAGCGTCGCGCGTCGCCGGGTAGCCATCCTCGCCCGGCATCCCGATGACGGCCTCTCGGCATCCGACACACTGCCATAGCGGGCTCTTCTTATCCTCCGCGTACGCGCGCGAGACGGGCGAAGGCCGTGGACCTTCGAGCTCGGCGAGCCGCCTGCGCAGGACTTCCACCTCGCGCACCGCGGCGCCCTGCTCGTGGCGCAGGCGGTTGGCGTCGGAGCGGAACCGGTCGCGCATGATCTTTACGCCGTTGAGCTCTTTGCGGAGAGCCTCGAAGTCTTCGGCCGCGTGGTCGCCCTCACCATGCGTGCGCGTGTCGAGCTCGGGGGCGTCGGCGGCGAGCCTGCGGAGTACCTCGCGCAGGGGCGCGAGCTCGCGCGTCCACTCCGCCCCGTACATGCTCACGAGCGCCCCGACCGCGTTGCCTGCGGCGAGCGCCATCGTGGTTCCGTTGAGCCGTAGCGTTACCTGGTCACCTTCGCCGAGGATTCCCCCACCCCCGGTGATGATCACCGTTGCCTTAGCCATTGCTCTCTCCGATCACTTGATGGGTCACTGGCCGGTCAAGTGTCGTATACGGACCGAGCCCGAGTCAAGCGCCGTTCGGTGTCGGCGATGACTCGGGCTCGGGGTGGAGCCGGGGGTGGTTAGCTCGAAGCCGACCCGTCGATGATGACGCCGCGCACGGTATCCATGACCTTGATGCCGTAGAGCACGTCCACGGAGATCACGTCGCTCTTGAGGTTCATGTTGTAGTCGTAGACCACGCGCAGGCCGACGCCCTTGTAGGAGATGACCGCGGCGTCCGCGGCGCCCTTCGGGAGCCAGAGCGGCCGAGACGCGAAGGTGACGGCGTCACGGTGGAAGGCGTAGCCCTGGTTGGTCGTGATGTTGTTCGACTCGTACGGGTCGAAGCCGAACTTACGCGACCCCATCGACGCCTCGCGCAGACCCGCGGTCTCGCCCGACTGATCGACACGGTTGAAGAGCGGGTCCTTGAGCCACTCGCCGGCCATCCGCGAGCTCGCGATGACCGAGCGGTTGGTGAGCGGGACACCGTTCTCGCTCAGGAGCGTCTTCGCGTCGATGAGCACCTTCGGGTTTTCCCACGACTCGCCGCCGTCACCGGGGCCGCCGAGCGTCGCCCATCCCGAGTTTTCAAACTTCGCGATGAGCGCCTTGTCGATGCCCTGCGCGTGGGCTTCGAGGGCCGGCGTGAGGAACTGAGCGGCGAAGTCGGTGACCTTCTGAGTCATGTCGATCGAGGTGACCGCGAAGCTCACGTCGAAGTGTTGATCCATGACCACGGGCACCGAGGTCTCCGTGGCGTTCTGCACGGTGATGGTCGAGCCGTTGTAGGAGGCGGCGGTGAAGGTCGCCGGCTTGCGCACGTTGACCGTGTTGCCCACGCCAGGCTGGAATGTCTCTTCGTAGTCGCGGTTGACCAGCGGAAGAAAGACCGTGTTGTGGTAGAGGGTCGCGAGGGCCGCACGCGCAATCTGCGCGGCGGTGATGATCGTGTTTGCCACGGGGGAGAGCCTTTCGGGTCAGTGTGTACCCGGCCCCGCTCTACTTGACGAAGCCGAGCTCTTTCTCAATCGCGGCCATGTCATCGGGATCGGTTCCCGCGGCCCCGCCCGGGGCGCCGTTACCGTTGCCGAAGTCGCCGGCCGGCGTTCCCGGAGTACCCGGGGCCGCCTTGAGCGATGGGTCCGCGGTGACCGCCTCGGTCACGAGCTTCGCGAGCTCGGTGGTGAAGTCGTCGGCGGTCGGGCTGAGCTTTTCGATCTTGGCCATGAAGGCTCGCGAGTCCGTCAGGCGCTCAAGCCCCGTGGTGCTGACCCCGGCGCCTGCCGCGGTGCGCCACAAAGCGATCTCACGCTTGTCGCTCGCGCTCGTGCCCTTGAGCGCCTCAATCTGCGCCTGCAAGGCGGCGGGGTCGGCGGGTGCTTGGGCGAGCCCGAGCGCCTGCGCGATCTTCGCTGTCACGTCAGCAGTTGCGGCGGTTGCCGCTTCGGCCTTCGCTGCCTCTCTGGCCTTGATGCGTGCCTGCGCCTCTGCGTCGGCCTGTTGCTGCTTGAGCCAAGCCTGCGCCTCTGCGGGGAGCGAGCTCGGGTCAAACGTCGGGGCCGGCGGTGCCGGAGGAGCGGGCGGTGCCGGAGCCGGGGGCGTCGGTGCGGGGGGCTCCCCCGCGGGCGGCGTCGGTGGCGTCGGCGGTTGTGCTGGACCTGTCACGGTGGCTCTCCCGGAGTCTCGTGATCTCCGCAACCTGCGGAGTGATCTAGGTCGGCATCGTACATCATTGAGCCGTCAAGCTCTACGACGCTCCCGCCACGAGCTCGCGCCACGCCCGCCACGCCCGCTCAAGATACCCCTTCGGCGGATCGACCTCGAAGTGTCGCCCCTGCGCTTCGTCACCCCGGAGCTCATCGTGGGGGGCTCCGCCGAGGATGTCCAGCGGGATGCCCGCGGGGTATTGGGCACACGCGACCGGCCCGACGCCGGTTACCGGCGAGTCGGGCTCGATGCGGTGTCGGCACGAAAGGCAGGGGTAAGGGCCGATCTCACCGGTCATAGCTTCCCCGTTTCCGCGAGCCGGATGATGGCCTCGCCGATGCGGATGATGTGTGGTCGAGCGTCGATGCCTAGGGTTGCGTACTCCTGAAAGATCTCAGCGAACATCTCCTCAAACGACCGCGAACCGTAGGTGCTCACGAGCTCGGCCACGCGAGCCTGGTTATTGTAGGACTCTATGAGTTTAGTCATGCCCGCGGCACTTAGGCCAGTAGTGCCACCCGTGGGCGCCTTGAGTC